CAGCGTGGTTGCGCGTCATCGTCGAAAAAATCCCTCGACAACATGCGCCCATTGTTCTGGCTGCGACCTTTTTCGACGCCTTTGTTAAAGACCGTTTCAAGATCACTGTCCGAATATTTCAGTTCCTCAATTTTGCCGTTCCAATTCTCGATCACGGTGGCAATATCGCTGAAAGACAATCCTTCGCTGGCGAACAAGCGCTTCATCGCGGCGACGGCATTGAGTTGCTCACCCTCGAAATCGGAAGCGAGTCTGCGAAACAGCTTGCTGATCAGCTTGGCGACCGGCTCACTGAGCGTGCTCACAACTCAGAACCCCACCATGGCGGCCTCTTGACGTCGATGCGTGCGATCAATCGTTCGCTTACGTCGCCAGCAATTGACCGCGCAGTGATATGATCATCAAACTGCAATAGAACGCGGGCGAGACACTCAGTGAGCGCTATGATCTGCTCGGCGGTATCGTGCTCTTCAACATTAAGAATCGCCAACAAAAGCCCGGCCAATTTGTTACTGCTCATTTCCAACACCTTTCTCTGTGACCGCACATTTTGCAGCGCCAATGCTCGGGATCCTCTGTAATGCGCGGCAGCAGCTCGCCAGCTCTGGTTGCCTCGATTATCGTAACTGCCTTGTCGGTCATCCTCTGTGCCAGCTCGGCGTCGAACGGAACCAGCAGATGCAAGCGCTCGCAGGTGTCGGCATTGAGCACGGCAAAAAGCGCCGCGTTGACGGTGCAATCCAAATAGGCTTGATAGATCGCTACCTGGCCGACGTAGGGTGCATAAAGTCTGACAAGCCCGTCACGCTCGATGGCTTTCCAGCCCTTCGCATTCAGACACTTGTGCTCCCAAATGCATGGATAACGCAGTGCGGGAATTTGCGGTCCAGCGGTTAGAATTCCGTCGGCGTGGCCGCGAAACAATTCATTGACGGCGGTGAATTCGAGTTTCTCTTTTGGCGCAAATTCGAATCCGGCCGCAATCATATGGCGGCGAGTCAGATCTTCCCCCCAATGCCCGCGGTCAAAAATATCGCGGGTCCGCGCCGGAAACTGCGCGTCGCAAAGCCAGTCGTATTGGATTTTCCGCCGACACTCCGAGCCCATTGAACTTGCGCCAAGATACTGGCGGACATTCTCATCCTGCGGTTCAGCCCGTTCAATCAATTTATTGAGCAGCACGTTGACTGGGCGTTCCGACAGATTGGCGTGATTAAAATCAAGCATTGTGGCCGCTCAAAATGGGATGGGGTCGTTAAATTCGTCGAATTCGGACTTCCTGAAAATTTCCCTGTCATTGCGCGCGGATTCGGCCTTGTTGATCAGCTGCCACGCCAGCATTAGGAAATCGATCATGGTATCTTTCGACCATACCTTCAGCGGTTGCTCCCAGTCGATTTTCGCCGCTTCGGCAAGCTCCGGAAGGATCGAGCGCACAACCGCGACGTCACTCGGATCCGGCTGGATCCCGGTCGAGCGGATCGTCGCTTCGGCGTCGCGGCCTTCGGCGATCGATTGTTCCGCACGGGTCGAGATCCAACCGAAAAGCGTTGCGGTAACGATCCAGCCCCATTCATGGTCGCTCAGCCGCCCTATCGGCGTGTTCGTGAACGCCTTGTCGGCCGAGGCGACCTTGCGGGCCTCGGCGATCGCTGTCGCGGTCGCCTTAGCTTGCCAGGCGTCCTCCTGTCGTGATAGCGCGGTCATGGGTCAGTTCGCCCAATCCGGTCGTGCGATTGAGCCGGCGGCGGGCGGTTGGGCGCTGGGAGCGGTCCTAGGGGCCCCCTGAGCCTGTTCGAGCTGCCTCCACTCTTTCCGATCCGGCGTGACGATCTCCTTGACGAAATTTTTGGCTGCGTAGCCATTCTGTGGTGGTTTCACGCCAACACGCACAAGAAAGCGCAGGCCGTCGAAGTCTTGGTAGCCTGTTACTTGCTGCGCTCTTACTGCCGCGTCGCTTTCATCCGCGTATTTGACACCGCGGGCGGATCTCAATATGGCGCCGAGAGCCGCCTTGGATCTTTCTCCGGCTTCAGCGTGTGTCGGCCCCGTGCCCGATAGGGTGAGCGTCCCGAAGATTTTGCGCTTTGCATGATCACCCTCAATGACGGTGTACATGCAATCGAGTCCCTCGGAGACGCCTTTTTCGGTATTCGCCCGTTTCAGCCAGCCCCCCTGTCCGGCACCGCCGGGGCGGACGGTGAGATGTACGGCGACGACCGTATTGTCAGGAATGACTTCGAAACCTTGCTCTTCCTTAGCGTCGCTGAAGTCGAAAGGATTATCGCTCATAGATTGGAGTCCTTTTTGCTGGTTAGTTTGACGAGAAGTTTTCCGAGATCGGGCGGCTCGATTTGCTCAAGCCTCCCGGACCTATCCTTGGCGGGGTAGGCCCATATATTCGGCGACGTGCAGACAAAGCCGCGCATGGGCGGTTTGCCGTCGCCGAAACTCAAAAACTGCATTGTGATGACTTGATCGACGATTGCCGGCAATTCCCGCGCGGTCTTCGATCCTTCACACTGCAACTGCCATTCGCCGCGATTGAATTCATCGCGCGCAAACTCAAGCAGCCCCACGAAAACGATGTTCTTTTCGCGGGCATGTTGCAGATGGCTCAAAAACAGCAGCATTTCCCTGGCATGCAGGCCATAGGTGGCGCGCACGTCTTTTTTGCCGGAGCTGGAATGGGCTTCGGGTTGCTGCTCGGCGTGGCGATACGACAGGCGGCTGAGCGTCGTGATGCTGTCAATAAAGATGTTGTCGAAGCGGTCGAGATCCGGCAATGCGCCGCCGATCGCATCGTAGTGTGCTTGCGAATAGCACATGGTTGGCGGGAAGCTTTTGTTAGGACCGCCGATGCGGCAGGCAAGATCACGCGCGGTTGACCAATCATCGATCCGGATAGTCGACACTGGCCAATCAATTACGGAAAGATCGCCAGCCTCGGCGTCTCCAAACAACGTCCGCTCGGGATCGAGCGTGCGCAGCAAATATGTCTTGCCGACGCCCCACGGCCCAAGCACTGCAACTTTCGCTCCGCGCTTCTCGCGCAAACGCTCATCCGCCGAGATGATCAGCATCGCGCCCTCACTGCTTGACTTGTGTCAGCAACAATTTCGCGGCTTCGGTCTGCTGCGCCGCGAGCGCTTTGACACCGCCGGTGGCGAAAGCGGCGACGGCTTTCAGCAAGTCTGCAAGACGATCAGCGGCGCCGGCATCGAAACGCGCCACGGCTCCGCCGGTTATTCTGGCGATCTCGGCATAGATGCTGCCGACACTTGCATCATTGCCCTCTTGAAAAAGGAACACGGGCGTGTCGTGAAGCGCGCGCGCGGCGTCGTACAAATCGCCGGGCCGCTCTTCGCAGGCATCGCTGATGATTATTAGGGCGTTGACTTTTTCGCTCTGATTTTCCTGCCGCGCGTGCAGCAACAGGCGCTTGATCTGTGTCATCCCTGAGCGGCAAAAAACCGTGCTCATGATGTTGCTGAGCGAGCGCGAATCCGACAACCAGCGCGAACAGACGCATTCATCGTCGCCACGATAATAGACAAGCTGCACGTCGAGCCCGCTGACGGCTCCAAACATGTTGGATTGCAACCTGGCAGCCAGGTCCCAAGTCGCCTCACGGCTTGCCGTCGCATCGATTCCAAAAATCAAACGGCCGCGCATATGGCGGTCGAAAAATTTCTGCAGCCGTGAATTAATGGCCAGCGGAGCTGCTTTGAAATCAGTGGTTTGCTGGTTCATGTCTTGTGTTCCCTTTGTGGCCTTGTTGAAAGACTGAGGACACCCTCTTGTTTAGCGGGTCGTCCTCATGTGCTTGTCGAAATGAAAAGGGGCGCTCCCGTTTTGCTACGGGAAGCGCCCAGTTCATTTACTCCGCGGCAACAGGCAGCTGGTCGAGTGCGCGCTCGGCCACACGCTCGGCTCCGAACCTTTTGATTGTGGCGTCAATTATACGATTATCGCGGCCAGCGTTGTGGAAGCTCGAAAGGCTCTTCGCGCCGGAATGAATCGCTGACCGGCGGGGGTTATTCTTTTTGCCGTGGCGAGGTATCCAGCCGAGACTTTTCCGCCGACCAATGCGCGTAACTGTGCGGGCGTGAATCCATACCAGCTAAACTCAGCGGCGAGCAGCGCGGCTCCCTCGGGACCCCTGCGGCGTCCTTCCCGTGCAAGCTCGTAGCCACACATTGGGACCGCCCGTTGATTTGATCGAGCACTTGAACTATTAGGCATAGCGCCTCCTTTGGTTGGCCCGGGCTCGCCTCTCTTCTTCAAAGGTAAAAGGCGATGCTCGGGCTAGTTTTGCCGCTTTAACAATCGTCCGGCGGCAACACGGACGAGTCCGTGGCAGCACAAGGCCGCGTTCAGAAAACTCTATTGATTGATGGCTACGGTTAAGTCGAATCGATGAGTGGCGCCGGCAACTTGAGCACATGGTGCAACCTAATGCCGACGCGGCCTGGGCTTAACTGTACGATCAATTCCGGGTAATTTTTCCTCAAATTGTCTTCCGATATGCCGCCCAGCTCCTCGGCGTCCTTCAACGGAACGAACGCAAGCAGCTCCGCCGCAGAAAGCGTTGCCGGACTTTTTCCGAGGAAGGATGGTTTTGCTTTGCGGGGGGGAGGCATCGAATAAAACTCCGGCAACAACACGTATCAAAGCGCGCGCTTATTGTTCCAGAGTAGGATCGAAATCGCTGAGAAGTCGAGGGCGCAATCGGGCGTAACCGGGCGCAATCAATTACGCCCGAAAATCCGGTGGCTAGGGCTTAATGAATCTGGTGAGCTTGTGCCTTTTGATCCCCCGCAAGAGGGTCGTAGCGTCGGGTTTTTTGATCATCGGAGTGTCGTCAGCCAGCAGAAGGTTGTCTAAAACCCATCCCTTGAGCTCACCCATATTTTTAAACCAAACGGA